AGACCAATTGTTCCTAGTTTAGGGGGTGATTCAACTCCCCACCTATTTAATTCTTCAAAAAAGATACTATAGTCTTTTTTCCTTAATCTTCGATACCAATCACGCTGGCCTTGAGGAACAGTAAAACCATAGTTTGCCAAGACTGTACGAACCAAAGATAAACAATCACCAGCTTTATGTTTTATAGGATCAGCACCTAAACGATAAGGAAGACCAATTAATTGATGTGGTTTCACCTGTTTTGTAATGAACCAGTAACAGGTAAATGACCAACAATTTCTTGAGTTAGGACACGATCAGGAGATGAAGCACCTACAGCGTCAATAGCAGAAGAAAGAATAACTTCAATTGATTCTGGATCGTATGACAAAGAAGAAGCCAACCATTGCTCCTCTGTTAATTTTGTTTGCTGTGCAAAAGCATCTGTCATAAGCCAAGTTTCAACTTTAATGTGATATTTCTCTTGCACTGCTTCAATCGCAAAATTCATACTTATCTCGCTGTTAGCAAGAATTAACGAGGAGATCATATTGTCACCTGATCTGTTTCTAGCAGCTCCTTGATAAATAAATGAAAGATAATTATGTGAACTAACTACACCGTGTTTACCATTTTGAAAATTGTTGTAAGGGCTAAAAGCTGTTCCTGTTTTATTTGGATTTGTACCGTCAAATTTAGTAACAGTAATAAAATTAGTTAATGCTACAAAACTCATAATCCTATCCCTTGTCTTCTACTGCGTGAATTTTGAAGACTTGATAAGGTTCTAGCTTCTCCTGCTTTTGCACCTCTAGAAGCTGCACTATTAATAATTTGACCGATAGCAGATTTAGGAACAAATTCTTCAGAATTAAAGTTCAATATTGGCCCAGAGTAGTTAACAGTTGTTTGTGCATCAGCTCCACCTCCTGCGGATGATTGACCAGTACCAGGAATAACAGATTCACCCCTAGCTCCTGCTGAATACCGTTGCATTGACTGAGCCATCTTAGAGGCTGGAATTATATACTCATCCTCTCCTGCTTCTCCCACGAGTCCCATTGTGGGCTTAGTAACTAAACCACCTTGGTTAAATGGTTTAATTCCATTAGCAACATAAGCACCTTCAGCAGCCTTTAATCCAAACGCTCCAAAAATTGCTTTCTTTAACATCAAGCTTGCAATTTGTTTAGCAATACCAGCTAGAGATTCTCCAAGCGATTTAGTTCCGTCTATTAATCCCATAACAGCACTATGTAATCCACTTGCAATAGTTTCTTTTACACTTTCAAATGCTTCTTTTAATTTATCTGTTAAAGAAGTTGTTTCTTTTACATTTTTAGAAACTTTATCTGTAATTTTATCCAAACTGTTGTCTGTTGTTTCAGGCTTAGCTAAATATTCGGAAATTGCTTTTGCTGCATCAACATTGGCACTTGATAATGCTTTATCTAAAGCATCAGTATCAATAACAAGTCCTTTAGCAGCGTCAAAAGTATTTGTTACTGTATCTCTTACATTTCCAGCAGCACCCGTAACTGCATCAGTAACTCCTCCTACAACACCACCTACTTTTTCACCTACAACATTTGCTACTGCTTTTGCTTTACCCATCATAAAGTCAAGAGCTTTTTTCATCCAATCAGGCAAACTTTCATAAAAACTATTAATTCTTTCTTTTAACGTGTCAAAAGCTTTAGAAAAGAAACCACCAATACCCTCTGCAATACCTTTAATTGCATCTGAAACACCTGTATAAACTTCAACTATTTTTGTTGCTGCTCCTGTTGCTACATCACTAATTCCTATCCAAATATTTTTTAAATTTTCAACAGCAGGAGCAAAGATAGCAGGTAGATTTCCAACTAATCTTCCAACAATTACAGCAAACTTTTCAAATAAAACAAAACCTCTTGATACAGCATCATGGAATCCCATGAAAGCATTTGAAATTGCTTCTATCTTTTCTGGTCCTAAAGACTCTTTTAATCCTTCTCCTAAACCTTGTATAAATTTTGCAGCAGCAGACAAAGGAAAAATTAAAGTCTTAAACGCATTACTTAAAGCAATAACAAACTTTTCACTACCTACTATTTTTGCTAAACCTTCAATTAACGGTACAAAAGTTGGAGCTAAATCTTTTCCTAAAGTTTCTTGAAAATCAGCAAAATTTTCTCCTAATAAATCTAAAGCACCAGCAAAACCTCCTCCTGCTGCTTGTGCTGCTCCTGCATACTGACCTTCAATAATCTCTAATATCTTGGCTTGTGCTCCCATCGCATCGCCAGATTCTTTTAATTTAATAATTAAATCTTTTTGTGCGTCAGTAAAGATAATTCCTGAACGTGACAAGTTAGCCAAGTTCTTTTCTGGTAAATCAATTGCTTTTGCTAATTGCATGAAAGCCTGATTTACATCTGTTCCTGAAACTTCTGCAACGTCAGCAGCAGCTTGAGCTATACGGTCATAAGAACTAACGGCAATACTTCTAAAACTGGTTAATAATTTAAAACCTTCATTAAATTGATCCTGACTAAATAATGTTGTATTTCCTAATTTATCAGCACTTTTTTGTAAAACTTTTGCTGCTGATTCACTATCAGTAACTAATCCTTTTAAACCATTTCTTAATACCTTTATATCTTTTTCTCTGTCAGCCATCCTTTTAAAACTCCCTGTCACAACTCCTACCGCAGCCGTAACGGCAACAATAGGAGCCATAACCTTCGCTAAACTTGCACCTAGACCAAGGACACCTTTTTTCGCTACACCAGCACTAACAGCAGTATTTTTTAAACCAGTATTAAGTTTTAAAGTTTCAGCTCTTAAAGCTTTGGCGTTTGCTTGTGCTTTACTCGTGAGTAAGGCAACTTCAACATTTGCTACTGCTGGCATTTAATCGACCTTTTTTAATAGTTTAACGATAGCGTGAACTACGCATAGATTCTTCTTGCTCATCATTCAATAATTCAAAATAAACAGACCAAAGTAAAAGCTCTGATTCATTCATCTTTTCGTTTAGTTCCCTTAGTGTATAGCCTAATTCCTTTGCTACCCCTAACTGAAGTCTCAACCAATTATCTTTTTTTAGTTGAGCTTTAATTATTTTGGGTCAATGACTTGCCTCTCTTCTGTAGAGTTAGGTGTTTCTTGAATAACAGAAAGCATTAAAGCTTGCAAATCTGCATGCCTTAATTCGTTTTTCATTTCAGCTATCTGTCCATTTCTGAATAATTTTGTTCCGTTTTGATCTGTTGCTTTTTGAACAAACAAAGTCAAAGCAAAAGCATCTAAATCTCCTTCGTTGCCCATTTCTTTATTAATTTGTTTTGCTCTTTCATTTTCAGCCATTGTTAAAGGAGTTGACCAAAATTCAAAGACACCTCCTGTTTGTAACTCAACAGTTTTCTTCGTAGGTGTTAAATTAGCAGCTTTTTTTAATTGATCTAAAGCCGATAACTTAGTTTTGGCGGCAGGCATAAAGGGTAATTCTGTTTGCTTTATAACTGTACGCATAAAAAAACCCCTATGCAACTACGCATAAGGGTATAACTAATTTATTAAGCAGATGCACTTAAATCAAATACTGGAGCACCTGTTGGCCTGAATGAAATTTCTACCATCTGAGCATCATCAGGGTTAATGTTGAAGCTTGCAGAAAGTAAAGCAGCATCCATTGAAATAGACCTACTTAAAACTTCAGAAGATTGTTTATCTGTGTAAAGCCTAAATGCAGCTCCTACTTGCTGACGTTGTAAAACATCTTCTACAAGTCTGTTAGATAAAGCAGCGTCTTCGTCTGTAACATAAACACTTGCACTACCAGAACCATCAGCAAAGCCAGGAATATAAGCTTTGAATGGGGCTGTTTGTCCTACGGTTTGACCAATAGTAGTTACGTCAATTTCAGCCCTTGTTACTTCAAAAGACCAAGATTGAACTTGTCCAATAGCAGCATAATCACTGTAATAAACCTCAAATTCATTAGGAGCTGCGGCTGTTCCTACATCAGTCAAGTTCACAGCAGAACCGCCGTTAGTTGCTGATACAGTCATTGCTCCTGTGCTTGCTGTGTAAGTCTTAACAAAATACTCAGTACCAGCAGTTAAGCCAGCCGGAAGCGTTCCTGTTCCAGCTCCTCCAGAGGAAGAATCAACAACTTTGAACTTAACGGGATCACCTGCTTTTAGGTTTAAGTAGGATTGAACAACCATAGTTTCAGTGCCTATGGTGACATCAGTAGGGCTGAAGGTTCCTGTAGTACCAGCAGGTTTGTAGTACAAGGCTCCAGACGTACCTGATAAAACAGTAACAGCCATTGGATTGAGTTAGTCTAAGTATGCGTCAAATGTAGCCGAAAATTGCGTTTGAAAAAACGCTTCTTGCTCGGCTGGTCTTATTGTAGCTGGACCTTGAGAAGGGTCAAA